TGTGGAATATAAACTACCCGCTAAAAAGTACACTACACCCGATGGTGATACAGGTTGCCTCACAGTTATGGCGCTATCAAGTTTCAATGGAGTGTGGAGTTACATACAATCCTTAGCCATTTTGCAGGGGGCTTGTCTCAACTCCCAGATATTTATCAAAAACCCCGCCGCAATTTATAAGGCGCGACATACTAATAAACTTGATGTAGACTTAGGTGTTTCGGTGCTAGGTAAAGCAGCTAACCTTATTGAAGATGAGATAGAGTTGTGGCATGAGTTATATAATACTCCCAGCGTACCTCTTAACGTTTTTAAAATGTTTGCCGACGTTGCAAATTACAAGGATAATATCAAAGATATTAATTGGAACTCCTATAAGGATGATATAAGTAACAGGGCTATGCTATACTTACTTGATAAGTATCAAACTCACTATGCGCCTTTGATGGGCCGCAACATGTGGGCTGTATATAATACAATTACAGACTGGTCTACTCACGCACCGTCATCTGCTAAAAATAAAATAGCGCTGATGCAACGCCGTACTGACCAAGCAAGCGAAGTTATGACTAAGTATTTGCTAGCCGCTTAGATTAGATTGACCTAAGCATGTCAATAAAAGGCTCTTTCTTTAAAGGATAATAAAATGATTTTACAGACATCACAAGAACGATACGGCGAAGGATGCGGATTTATTTTTGAATGGAATACAAACTGTATTGATGTGTATTTATCACGCACTCCCCGACTACATTTTAATATAGCGAAGAAGGATATACGATTAGCTTTTCTATTTCTGAATGTAGAACTTACATTATGTTAAGGTTAGGCATCAGATTGAGAGCACGTCTACTTGTACTTCAAGTAACTGCCAAAATTATGGTAATAAAACTATGTATTTATTTTAGGAGATACCTAAAATGGTAGAGGTTGCCGACTTTATGACCGTAACCACGCTTCCTATTGTAGTTCAGGGACTACAGGTTTGTGGAGTCGAAGAAGTTCACGAGCGTATTCTTGATATGCTTAACCTACTAGCGGTTGATTTGTATCCAAAACACTTTATCGATACAACTGCAACCAACCTAACATCTTCTTGGGCGCAGTGGGCATCGTGTGTTACACAATATATAGTAGAGTCCAAATGAATATATTTTATCTAGATTCAAGCGCTGTTGAAAGTGCTAAGATGCATTGTGACAAGCACGTAGTGAAGATGATTGTAGAGTATGCACAGTTGCTCAGCACAGCACATCGTGTGCTTGATGGTGAGATGTACATAGACAGTTCGAGTGGTCGAAAAATTAAAAGATGGCAACATCCTGATGCTGACTTTGAGGACAATTTGTACAAGGCTTGTTTTGTTAAGCACCCGAGTGCTATATGGGCGCGAGAATCACCTTGTAATTATAACTGGCTTCAACTTCTATGGCATCACCTATGTGAGGAGTACACTTATAGATATAATAAAGACCACGCAACTTATATAAAGTTAGCTCGATATTTAGAAATCTTACCAAGGAATTTGTCGTTTGCGAACAACGCAACAGTAGTTCCACAATGTATGCCGGACGATGTGAAGTCAGAGAATCCTGTTGACGGCTACCGTAATTATTATTCACAATATAAGAAAGACTTTGCAAGATGGACCAACCGACCAACCCCAGAATTTATGAAGGTGACAATGAAATGAGTGATGAATATCAAAATTTAGAAAACGACATACTTATCGACAAGGTATTCCAAAAGAATGACGAACTCACTGTAGAGGATGATAACTTTATTGATGAACTCCCTGCTTCAGAGTTTGAAAAACTAATATCGAAGAGTCTAATGGCTCGTCAGAGATACGTTCAGCGCTTAGTGAACATTCAAAAAGAAAAGTATAGAGAAGTATCAATCGAAGCCTTTGGAGAAACTAAATGAATACACAAGTTCGCGCTACCATCAGACCATCATCACATGTCACAGGAGTATCATGGTGTAACACTCGCAACTCTTGGCTGGCACGAGACGGTCAGAGGTTTCTGGGCCGGTTTGTAACGTTCCAGGATGCAGCAACGAAAGTTATTTTGAACAAAGTCGTACAAAGTTATTTTGAACAAAGTCGTATGCGGAGACCACAATGACAAAGGAAAAAGAACGGTTACTTCTTGATGATTATTGGGCAAAGATGTTTGCACTACACATAGGTTGTCCATGTCCTAACAAAGTAGTCAAAGAAAAGTTCATAGGTTTCGTTTTGATGAATCGGAAAAGTGATACACAACTAACTGAAGAATTTGTTTTTAATCAATTGCCAAACTTTTTAAATTACTTAGCTGAAATCTAGCTTGACACACAAGCTCGACCGTGCTATGCTGTCGGGGTTCACTCACAAAAAGGAGACGCATAATGATGATAGAAGGTATTGCAAATTGGGCTTCAATCACACAACCTAATACTAGGTTTGAACCAAAATACTGCATCGACGTGGTGCTGACTGATGATAAGGCTCAAGAACTTAAAGATGAAGGGTATACAATTAAAGATAAATCTGATGGGCCTACCATTACTATCAATCGTAAGGTTAACGGGCCGAATGGAAGGATTCGCGAAGCCCCTGAGTTGGTGGATGCTCAGAAAAATACTCTGAATTGTTTGGTAGGCAATGGTTCTAAGGTTAAGGTATTAGTACGGGCTTGGGAAATGAACCGCAATGGTCAAGACTTTAAGGGCTTGGAACTTTTAGCTGTACAGGTAGTGAAACTAGTACCTTATGAACCACAAGCCAGTGATTCGTTTGATGTTATTGAAGCTGATGAAGAGGAGGTGGTTGAACTTTGAATAAGGAAAAAAATAAAATTACCTATGAAAATGAAGGAGTAAAGTATGATGCTTCTAAATTTAGTAGCGATGGTAATACTTTTTTAAGTTACATGGTAGATATAAATCAGGAGATAGCAACGTGCAAGCGGCGTGTTGATATACTACAAGCCGCGAGCATTACTTTTAATAGTAAACTGAAAGAGCATCTCACCGATGATATGGTGGTAGTAGATACTGCTGATGAGGTAGAAAATAACTAACCTGCACCGACGACCTGAGCAAGTCCGAAAACTGCTCTTAGTTTCTTTTTTTAAAAAGGAGAAATCAAAGTGGCCTTTGTTAAATACCATCAGCCGTGTCCACTCTGCGGTTCGAGTGATGCGGCAAGTATCAACGATGACGGTAGTGCTTATTGTTTTTCATGTGATAAAAGAGTTGGTGACTACGAAAATCTAACTGAAGGTAACTTAATCAACAACAACGTAGAAGAATTTAAAGTGAAGCAAACAAATTCAATTAATGAAATTGAAGGCAGCTTCGTCGAGTTGACTGACCGTGGTATTAGTCTAGCAACAGCGAAGAAGTACAACGTTAAAGCAGTTACAAATGACAAAGGAGAAATAGTAAAACATTTTTATCCTTACTCGGTAGCAGCAGAAGTTACAAGTTACAAGGTGAGAGAAACAGGTAAGCATTTCTCTTGGCGAGGAAGCTCACAGGGTACAGGTCTTTTTGGGCAGTCTATATTCAAAGACTCTGGAAAATATATAACACTCGTCGAGGGTGAGTGTGATGCGATGGCTGCTTTCGAATTACTAGGTTCAAAGTGGCCTGTAGTGAGTATTAAAAGCGGAGCCGCAGGAGCAGCTAGGGATGTTAAACATTCGATAGAATTCCTTGAAGGCTATAATACTGTTGTAATTAATTTTGATAACGATAAGGCTGGTAGGGAAGCTGCGAAAAAGGTTGCGATGTTACTCACACCAGGTAAAGCTAGACTGCTTGTGATGCCTGACGACTTCAAAGACCCTAATGAAATGCTCAAGGCAGGACATAAGCAATCTTATATAGATGCTTGGTGGAGTTCGAAGCTGTATACACCTTCTGGAGTTCTGAATATTTCAGAACAGAAAGATAATTTTAATAGTCGTGAGCAACGAGAGAGTGTGCCCTACCCTTGGGATGGGCTTAACAATAAACTTTATGGTCTACGAAGAGGTGAGCTTGTGACGCTCACGGGAGGCACTGGACTAGGTAAGTCAAGTGTTACAAGAGAGCTAGAGCATTGGTTAATTACGCATACTGAAGATAACGTAGGTATCATTGCGCTCGAAGAAGATTGGAGAAGGACTGTAGATGGAATTTTATCTATCGAAGCCAACGCACGACTTTACATTGACCAAGTTCGAGAAACCTACAACGAAGAACAATTAAATACTATCTTCGACAAGATTTATAGCGGTAAAAATAAGGACCGCGTATGGATTCATAGTCATTTTGGAATTACTGACATCGAAGAGATATTTAGCAAGCTTAGGTTTCTGATTATAGGATGTGAATGTAAGTGGGTAGTAGTAGACCACCTACATATGCTTGTAAGTTCAATGGTGGAAGGTGACGAGCGCAGAGCTATTGATAATATAATGACAAAGCTTCGTAGCATCGTTGAGGAGACAGGTGTAGGGTTGATACTCGTAAGCCACTTACGTCGAGTAGAGGGCAACAGAGGCCACGAGAACGGCATCTCTGTCAGTCTTTCACATCTACGAGGGTCACAAAGTATTGCACAGTTGTCCGATTGTGTGATAGCATTAGAGCGTGACCAACAATCAGAAGACCCCCTAGAGGCCAACACGACACACATACGAGTATTAAAATCTAGGTACACTGGCGACGTAGGCATAGCCACACATTTAGTTTATGATAAAGAAACAGGGAGGCTGAACGAAACTTTTGTAACTAACGACGATGAAGAGGTATTACTGTGAAATCTTTAGTCTTTGATATCGAAACAAATGGATTACAACCAACTAAAATATATTGTATATCTATATTAAATATTGATACGAAGGAACAATTAAATTTTCCACCAAGCAAAATAGAAGAAGGCATCGAGCTTCTTCAAAGTTCTGACAAACTTATCGGACATAATATAATTGGATTTGATATACCTGTCATCAAGAGACTTTGTGGTGTTGACCTGATGAGTAAAAAAATCATTGATACTTTGGTACTCTCCAGATTATTCAATCCTATTAGAGCATCACATGGTCTAAGGGCGTGGGGTAACCAGTTAAGGTTTCCGAAAATAGAGTTCAACGATTACAATAAATACTCCGACGACATGATGAAGTATTGCGCTCAAGATGTCTTTGTAAATTATAAAGTTTATCAAGCCTTGAAGATTGAAAGCAAAGGGTTCACATCCGAGAGTGTTAATCTTGAAACAGAGACTTATAAAATAACCTGTAAGCAACGAGATTCTGGGTTCATGCTCAATCAAGAAGCTGCACAGAAGTTACTAGTTCATTTTAAATATGAGCTGGTGAATGCTAAGGAGGAGGTACATAAAACTTTTAAACCTAGAATAATAGAGAGGACGCTGAAAGCTCAGCATACAAAGCAAGGTATTCTGAGTAGACTAGGTGTCGATGCACAGGGTAGTCAAGCTCGGTTAACGGAAGAAGAATACACTCTTCTGTCTAAAGGGTCTAGTGGTGTAACTAGAATTACTGAAGAACCTTTTAATTTAGGTTCACGCCAGCAGATAGGGCAGTACCTACAAGAGTTTGGCTGGAAGCCTAAGTATTTCACACCAACTGGTCACCCTAAAATTGATGAAACAGTCTTATCGATAGTAAAGGATATTCCAGAGGCAGTAATTATAGCTCGATACTTAATGTTACAAAAACGTATAGCTCAAGTACAGTCTTGGTTATCTTTTCTGAAGCGAGACAGAGTGCATGGTTCAGTAATTTCTAATGGTACAATCACTGGAAGAATGGCCCATCGCGACCCTAACTTAGCGCAGGTGCCTAGTGTTAACTCACCTTATGGTAAAGAGTGCCGCGCTTGCTGGGTAGTGCCAAGAGGGTATAAGCTAGTAGGTGTGGATGCGAGTGGTTTAGAGCTTAGAATGCTGGCACACTACCTGAATGATAAGGAGTTTATAGATGAAATTCTCAACGGAGATATCCACACAGCTAATCAAGCTAGGGCGGGACTTGAATCAAGAACTCAGGCTAAGACTTTCATCTACGCCTTCCTTTACGGAGCTGGAGATGCTAAAATTGGAAGCGTGGTTGGAGGAAACAAAAAAACAGGTAAACGAATTAAGCAATCTTTTCTTGATAATTTCCCAACACTTAAGTCTCTTAGACATCGTATTACAGGAGAAGCTGAACAAAATAAATACATCAAAGCGTTAGACGGGCGTAAGATTTTTATTCGTAGTTCCCATGCTGCATTAAATTCATTGCTGCAAGGAGCGGGAGCCATCGTTATGAAACGAGGATTGATTATACTGAATGAGATGCTTTCAGAAAATGTAGTTGATGCTCATATCGTAGCAAACGTACACGATGAATGGCAGATAGAAACCTGGCATGAAGATGTTGATAGACTTGGAGAGATGGCTGTAAGTGCAATACGACAAGCTGGTGATTACTATAAACTTAACTGTCCTTTGGACGCCGAATACAAAGTAGGAGAGAATTGGAGTGAAACCCATTAAAGCAGACAGAAAGAAGTTTGACCTAGATTTAAAATACGGAGAAATAAGAGAAGATAAGATACGAGATATGCTTGAGAACAAAAAGATAGAGGTTAAATCTGAAAGAGATATGTGGATGAAGACGGGTAACATTTGTATCGAGTACGAAAGTTACGGGCAACCTTCAGGCATTAAAGCTACTGAATCAGACTACTGGTTTCACAATCTTTGTGTTGGTGACGTAGAATTTTGTACTTTAGTTTTTGATACCAAGATGCTCAAGAAAATTGTGAATGACTTAGATACTTTTAAAACTGTATCGGGAGGGGACAACAACGCGAGTCGGATGTTCCTTGTTAATCTACAAAAACTTTTTTCAAGTGATGTTATAAAAGCATTTAAGAATAATCTTGATAGTGCAGAACAGGAGACCTAACATGAAAAACCTGACAACTTTGATTGATGATATGTATTCATCTGTATCTAAACTAAATACAGGTGAGGAACAAATTCCGCAGGAACTTTTAGATTCCTTGATGGAAGGAATAAAGAATGCGGTAGTATCTTGGGCTACTCCAAGAAATAGAAGCGGCTTCACACTCCGAATGTCGAACATCGGTAAACCGAGTAGACAACTGTACTATGCGAATAAATATGCTGACTCCAGCTCAACAGTAGATGCTTCCACCTCTATAAAATTTTTGTATGGGCATCTGCTGGAGGAAGTTTTAATTTTTTTAGTGAAGCTTTCTGGGCATACCGTAACGGACCAGCAAAAAGAAGTTGTTGTCAGCGGTGTCAAGGGTCATATGGATTGTAAGATTGACGGCGAGGTAATAGATATAAAGACAGCCTCTGGTTTTGCGTTTAAGAAGTTTAAAAATGGTAAGCTTAGAGAGGATGACCCCTTCGGTTATCTGAGCCAGCTTGCGGGATACGAGAAGGCTGAGGGAACAGAGAACGGTGGCTTCTTAGTTATTAATAAAGAGTCAGGAGAGCTTACATTGTTTCAACCAGAAGACTTAGAGAAACCAAATGTGGAGTCGCTCATTAGTAAATTAATGAAGTTAGTTTTTAATATGGGAAAGCCTCCAGAAAAATGCTACGCGCCTGTACCAGCAGGAACAAAAGGTAACATGAAATTACCGATGGGTTGTGTATATTGTAGTTTTAAAATAGAGTGTCACAAAGATGTCAATGATGGTGAGGGTCTTCGCATGTTTAAGTATGCTAAGGGTATTGAATACTTAACGAAAGTAAAAACAGTTCCTAAAGTTGAAGAAATCTTCGCATGAAAAAGAAGATTACAAAAAAAATAAACGAAAGGGCAAGTAGTCTTTTAATTGAGTGGCTGAAAAGTATTGTGGAAGAAGCTGAGGCTAACCGAATAACAAAAGAAAACTTTAAAAGCTTCTTGCCCAAAGACTGTTATATGCAGATGCAAAAAACTTATTATCTATCCTTTTATACTTTCCGCTGGGCTACACAGAACATTAAAAAGTTAGTCAAAAAAGGAATGTCTCTGGATAAAATTAAAATGGAGGATTTACAATGGCTTCTGAAGAAACAAACTACGAACGGCCAGTTGAGCATGTAATCATTGCTTACGCGGCCAACGTGCAGTTACGTCAAGAGAAGTTAGACTTAGAAGAACTGATATTTTTATACGATGCCATCGGTAATACTATAGCCAACTATAAAAGAGAGATGCATTGAAACGTAAACCAAGAGTCAAAAGACCACGACATACAAAGGTTGAAGGATACGATAGCATTTGGGAATACCTACTGCACGATACAATTTTAAAAGATTGGGAGCATCACGCAGACAAGATTAAGTATGTAATTAAACATTCTTATGAGCCTGACTTCGTTAGGACTTTACACAGTAAGAAAATTCTGTTAGAATCAAAGGGTAGGTTTTGGGACTTCGCAGAATACTCAAAGTACAAGTGGATTCGAGAGAGCCTACCAGAAAATACGGAGCTAGTTTTTTTATTCGCTAACCCTTCTTCCCCCATGCCAAATTCTAAACTGAGAAAGGACGGGACAAAACGAACACATGGTGAGTGGGCTTCTACCAACAAATTTAGATGGTATACGGAGGCCACATTACCTGGTAAGTGGGTAGATATTAAAGCTAGAAAAGCAGATGAATTTAAGGAGCGACAACACGACTTTGATAAGGAGGAAGAAACCTATGCGGAATAAACATTTGAATGATACAACAACTAAGGAGACAGATTATTTTGATGAGTATAAATGGGCCAACAAAATAGAAGAAAGACAACCTAACTCTCTAAAATCTCCGGGTAAAGCGCCTGAGAACGATGAGGTGAACAACCCATCTCATTATAATAAAGGAGCTATAGAATGTATTGATGCAATAGAAGCTATGCTCACCCCCGAAGAATTTGTGGGGTACCTACGTGGTAACTCTCTAAAGTACAGATGGAGGTTTCGTTATAAGAATAATCCTGTAAGCGATTTATCAAAGGCTTCTTGGTACGAGCAAAAACTATTTAATTCCTACACGAAAACAGGGGAGTTTGAAGGTGGACAGAAAAGCGGAAAGAACGGCTCGATTTAATCGCAGCAAAACCGCGAAGAACAGACAGAAATCTAAGCGTTACGTAAAGGATAAAAAGGAACACGAACATGACCTTGAAAACACAAGAATATCTGGGGATTCAGATAGACCTCAGTAAAGAGAATGACTTAAATCAATTCTCACAAGACACACTAAGAGACAGGTACTTTTGGGAGAGTGAAGAGTATGCTCAACAAGCTTTTGCTAGGGCTTCAATATTTGGGGCAACGTATCAAGGAACTACTGACTTCAGCCTTGCACAGCGACTTTATAAATACTCAAGTGATTGCTGGTTTATGTTTAGCACCCCTATACTTAGTAACGGGGGAACCTCTCGCGGTCTTCCCATTAGTTGTTTTCTTAATTATGTGCCTGATTCGAGGATTGGTTTATCTGACCATTATGATGAAAACATTTGGTTGGCAAGCGCAGGTGGAGGTATCGGGGGGTATTGGGGTGATGTTAGGAGTAACGGTACTGGGACTTCTAGTGGTAGTAAATCTACTGGTTCTATCCCTTTCATGCACGTCGTAGACTCTCAAATGCTGGCGTTCAACCAGGGAGTTACTCGTAGAGGTAGCTACGCAGCTTACATGGATATACACCACCCCGAGATAGAAGAGTTCATCGCCATGCGGAAAACGACGGGCGGGGATTTAAATCGTAAATGTTTAAACATACATAACGCTGTCAATATAACCAATGAGTTTTTGAATGCAGTAAAGGAAGATAAAGATTGGAGATTGATAGACCCTAAATCCAAGGAAGCTGTCAAGAGTGTAAGCGCCAGAGATTTGTGGTGGCAAATTATTCATACTCGTGCGGAGACAGGGGAACCCTATATTATTAATATAGATAACTGTAATGACGCTCTTCCGAAAGAACAAAAAGAGCTTGGACTAGAAATAAAACAGAGTAATCTATGCAGTGAAATAACTTTACCTACAAACGAAGATAGAACAGCCGTGTGTTGTCTATCAAGTGTGAATCTAGAAAAGTTTGATGAGTGGAGTGAAGACGAGCTTTTCGTTGAAGACTTGATTACAATGCTAGATAATGTATTGCAGCATTTTATCGACAGCGCGGTTCATACAGACGAGCTTGGTTCTTATAGAGCAGGACCAGTTCGGTTTAAAAACTACATCAAGGAGAGTAAACATGGTTACAGAAAAGCAGCTTATTCAGCCTATAGAGAACGCTCAATCGGCCTTGGCGCGATGGGGTTTCACAGCTACCTCCAGTCTCATAACATTCCTTTCGAAAGTATGTATGCCAGTTCATTTAACCACAGAGCTTTCGGATTACTCAAGAGCAGGGCTGAAGAAGCTAGTCTGCGATTGGGCGGCGAACGCGGCGAAGCACCTGACATGGTTGGTAGCGGCAGGAGGAATGCTCATCTTCTTGCTATTGCCCCTAACGCTAGTTCTAGCATTATATGTGATGGAACAAGTCCTAGTATTGAGCCATCGAGGGCTAATGTATATACGCACAAAACTCTGACGGGTTCGTATAAGGTTGTCAATCGTCATTTAGAAAAACTTTTAAAATCTAAAAAGAAAAATACAGAAGAAGTTTGGAAGAATATTGCTGCGGAGCAAGGGTCCGTTCAGCACTTGAATTTCTTGAGTGACCAGGAAAAAGAAATATTTAAAACTGCTCCTGAGATAAATCAGATATGGGTTATAGAACATGCACACCATAGACAGAAGTATGTTTGTCAAAGTCAAAGCGTAAATCTATTCTTTGCACCACCAAAGGCTACAGAACCACAAGAAATTCACAACGAGTTTTTGCAGTATGTAAACGATGTGCACTGGGCGGGGGCAAAAAACTTAAAATCTCTTTACTATTTGAGGTCTGACGCAGCAAGAAATACGGAGAATGTAAACGTCAAGATACCCAGAATTAATCTTTCTGATGTAGAGTGTTTGGCTTGCGAGGGGTAGCATTAACTATTAACAATAAGGATAACATTAAATGAGCTTGTTAGGAACGAGAGATTACTATAAACCTTTTGACCATCCTTGGATGTTTGATTACTACGTTCAACAGAATCAAATGCACTGGTTTCCAGAGGACGTACCTCTGCATAATGACGTAAAAGATTGGCAGGATTTAGGTGAGTCCGAAAAGAATTTGCTCACTCAAATATTTAGGCTGTTCACTCAGTCAGATGTGGATGTGGGGGCGGGTTACGTTGATAGATACATGAGAATATTTAAGAAGCCTGAAGCTCGTATGATGATGAGCAGCTTTGCAAATATGGAATCCATTCATCAACACGCCTACAGTCTGCTGTTGGATACAGTAGGTATGCCTGAAACAGAGTACAAAGCCTTCTCTGAATACGAGGCGATGGCTGCTAAACATGAATATATAAATAATATAAAGGTAACCGCAAAGGACAAAGAAAGTATTGCAAAAGCTCTCGCTGTTTATAGTGGGTTTACTGAAGGTCTTCAACTGTTCAGCAGCTTTATTATACTTTTAAACTTTCCTAGATTTGGAAAAATGAAGGGTATGGGACAGATAATCACTTACAGCATTCGGGATGAGTCTTTACACGTTGAAGCAATGACAAAACTATTTAGAGAATTCATACAAGAGAATATTGAGATATGGACTGATGATTTTAAAAAAGAAATATACCAAGCATGTAGAGATATGGTGGAGTTAGAAGATAAGTTCTTAGACTTAGTATTTGAACATGGGGATATTCAAGGATTATCAAAGAAAGAAATGACGGTGTACATTCGTTATATTGCTGACCGACGATTGCTACAGTTAGGGTTAAAGCCTAACTATGGTGTTAAGGATAACCCTCTGAATTGGTTGGATGATGTACTAGGAGTTGAACACCAGAACTTCTTTGAAGGCCGTTCAACTTCCTACATGAAAGCAGGACTTAGAGGCAACTTAGAAGGAGTGGTGTTTCAATGAAAGAAGAAGGAAATATAATCTCGTTTAAAGTATTTGTAGATAGGAAAGGTAACTTAATGACTGAGTTTTGTAAGCTACCTATAGAGGATGTATCAAAAGTATTTGATAAACACGACACTCCTCTTGTGCAGAAACTGATAAGAGAGGCTGATGTTAAACTCTCAAGTCTTCATGCATATTTAGAGAATGAGTTAAGTTCTCTACACTAGCAAAATGTGTGTAAACTTTACTTAACTGCCTGTACACCTAGTCTCTTGTTCATTACTATTTTTTCTGAAGTTTCTAAAACAAACTCAGAATGTTTGGACAGCATCTCAAGCACGGCAAGTCTCAGAACCATATCTTCTATACTACTAAGTAAAACCCCTAGATGACTCATTGCGGTCGTGTTCAGTCGCATAGCGGCGATTTCTGGAGACTCCATAATTTGAAAAAACTCTTCCGACATAATACTCTCCTGATTACTCTTTAACTTTATTGGCCCATCTCTATTACGGGGAACTTATTCATTTTCTACCTTTTGGAAATCCTTTCTTCATCACAGCGTAGATAGTTGAATTCTTTTTAGAACGACCGCTACCTTTCTTTTTTCTTCTGTGTGCATCTATATACCGCTTCATTTCTTTTTCCTCATAAACTGAGCCGCCCCTCGAAATCCAAAGCTGGCCGCTACAATTGTGCCTAACAAATACTGGTACCACTCGGGGCAGTTACCCAGAGCAAGAAAGAAGTTATTAACCCGCTCCTCCTCTCCGAACAACAATAGAATTAAAGGTAAGGTGAACACCACAGTAAGCCACTCGTCTTTCCATGAGCTTTCACTAGCCTTAGCTTGTGCAATATCCCAATCTATTTCTCCTGTAGCTTTCTTTTGCATTACAATAGCTTCGGCTTCTGCTCTAGCTACCTTCACTTTTGTGTTAGCCTTTATCTTTTCGTTGCGACCGTCCAACCAGCTCGAAGCGATAGCTCCTATGGGTCCAAGTATTGCGCTAAGAAGCATTCTCCATCTCCTTCATAAGTAAATACGATTGTTGTTCTTCAAACAAAGCCCTAAAATCTTCAAGTTTCATAAAGCCTAAACTAGCACGGTTCTGATGCCTAGCGTAGATACCGTAGAGAGTTTCAAGTTGTTCTTCCGTATACATAAGCATCAGGAACTCTTCCATCAGTAACTCCATACCCAAGGTCTGGGTCTTTCCTTAGCAGACTCTATGTTGTCTATGTGTATAAATCTAGAGCCTCCTTTTTGGTTCACTCCGATGCCTGTAAACCCTGCCCTGAGAGCGCCTGAGAGAAGCCTGTAGGCGTTTTCTCCAGACACCAATAGGTCGAGTGCTCTACCCGTTGTGTGTGCTCCTGGGGAGGCTTTACGGGCCTCTATTGGATGGTTCGCACACCGATAGCCAGAGGTTACCACAAAAGGAAACTCCAGTTCTTCTCGAAGAGCTTCTATCTTTACCATGAAAGCATCATTCATTCCGTTTTTCTTGCAATGACTACAACTCAGTTCTTGTTCTGTAAAATATTTGTATGTCATTTTTCTAACCTTTTTTTCAAATTAGCTTCAATCATAGGAAGAAGTCTGATACCACAGTACCCAACAATAAAAGCAATTGCCACGCCTACAGTTTTATCAAAATGAAAGTAAGACATTAAAGCTGGAATAAATATTTCAGCAGAGACAACACCAATAAGCAAAGCTATAAGTATTTCCATAACTTTAAACTTTCTTCTAATTGCTTGGTCGGTTATCCCGCCTAATCCACTTGCTGCAATACAACATAGTTTAGCGCCAAAAGTATTAATTAAAAATTCCACTATTTGTCTCCCCCTTTACTATAACGCGAAAGAACTACCACAACCACAAGTTGTTTGAACATTAGGATTACGAATTACAAACTGAGATGCAAAGGGACTTGTTAAGTAGTCTATTTCAGAGCCTTTTAAATACTCAAAGCTCAGAGGGTCCACTACTAAAGCTACTCCATCAGTCATCACTACCTTATCTTCTTCGTTCTGCTTATCAAAGATAAATTCATATTGAAATCCTGAACACCCTCCACCCTTCACGAAAACTCTCAGACTTGTATCTTTCAAATCTTCTGAGTCTGCGCTAAGAAGTTCTTTTACTTTTGTAGCTGCTGCACTGCGAAAAAAGAGACTCATGATTGCGAAACCTTTTTGAGGCCCCCAAGCACTGAACCTTCTGCTGCTTGCCTTCTATGGAGGCCACCAAAAACTCCACCTCCTGTAGCATACAGGTAATCTTTCATGTTTCCAAACTTAGCCTTTTTTACAAGAACTAAAGGACCAACCTGAATAGTTTCTTCCCCGCCTATAACAGGCTTTCCAGTTACACGGTCAAAAAAGTACGAGTGTTTCTCTGGGTTATATCCTACTTGAGTCCACTCAGGGTCTTTTAAATATGCTTGTGCTAACAGATAATTCTCTTCGTCTGTTCTGTTTATTAAGTTACCTTTAATTACAGCAAAAGGCCCCTTCGGTCCTCCCTCCTTTACTTTCAATGCTTTTTTCTGCAACGATTCGCTTAACATAAAATTGGGATTTCGAATAGCCGCCGTAGCTCTGTACGAAGTTCTCTCAACATTCTTAGAATGTTTACCTTCTCTTGTCAAAGTAGGAATCCAAACATTGTGGCCCGTATATGCTGGAATATCAAGCCTTAAACCTACTTCTGCATTTTCTGGAATCTTTAAATTAATCTTGTCTCTTTGTGCTATTTGACCTTCCTTTCTAGCTTCTTTTAAAGCGTTGAACATTTCTTCTCGCGTAGCAGGTTTTGGCACAAAATCGTAGGGGGTTACAGTTTTTTCGTGCGCTTTTGTAGCTACTTCTAGCTTTGGTTTTACTTTGGCTGTCTTAAGATTTGGAATTGAAGAGAATTTAGTAACACCTGGTTGTTCCATCAACTTATTTTCGATTAGAGTAAATTCATCTAGTTTAGCTATAGCAGGAACATCATCTTCAGCAGCTTTTGTAGGGGTAGGAACTGCCTGACGTTCTAAACCTTTACCAACATCTTTTGCTGATGTCATAACTTCTGTAAATGACTCGGAACCCGTAGGTGCAACCTCGCTACTTTTGGGATTTCGTACCATTGTTTTAATTAGCCTAGCGACTACGCTTCCTAGTCCAAAACCTAACCTAGCTAAGGGGTCTACTTGTCCTCCACCAGTAAAGCCCAAACGTTTTAGAGGGTCTTCATCGTCTATAAAAGCCATACCTGCTTGTACATTATAAGGCAACCCCGTCATTTTATCTATACGCTCATCAGGCTCTGCGGGAGCTTGGGGTACGGCTACCACACCGCCCTTAGAAAAACCAAACGAAGGAGTATAAACAGTTCCTTGTCTCTTAGGTTCATCCTTCAAACCTATATCAAAAAGTTTGTTTAAGTAGTCATTAATGGTGCTAGCTATAGGAAGCACACCTATAACGTCAGCCGCAGCACCCTCAATATGTCCGTCTTTAACGAGGTTTTTGTAAGCCCCTATGACTCCTTCACCAGCATCGGCTGTATAACCTACAGAAGGACTAACAGCCGACGAGAGTTGTACCATCCAATGGTCTCGCGGGTTTGAGTAGCGAATAGCAGAGCCAGCCCTAGACATCCACCAAGGTAAAAAATCACCACTCATGTCCGCTGCTGCCCCAAGAGTTTCTATAGCATCAAAATCTTCGTCTGTATTATTGAACTTAAGAAAATCCTTCCACATCACGAGTGCGCCGTTGCCTATAATGGTAGCGCCTAGCATACGAATAGCTAGTTTAGCATCACCGTCCTCGATGCGCCTTACAAGCGCATTTGTTTGGGCAGTTTTAGCTTGTGTCCAAGACGTAAACTGTCCTAAAGAACGTATAAGCGGGTCACGACTCTGTGTAAACAATAATCTATTACCTATTTTAGGCACGAGGCGGTCCCTATCCATTGCTTTTTGCCCCGCCCTAGAAAGTATTCGCCTAGCTGTGTCATCCTCAAAAGCTTCTTCAGCATTTCGGAACTTACTTAAATACTCTAAGTTATTCTTTGCACCAAAGTCTGCTGTAAGACCAAGCTCATTTATTTCTCTTTTCAAGGAAGCAGTAGGTGCCTTTGAGTTTTTAGTTACTTTCTTTGCGATTTCAAAAGCCCTGTAAGCCCCTACGTCAAAAGCATACTTACCAGAAGCTTCGGTAACACGTTTTAATTGTGTTAATTCAAAAAACTTTTTTTGCCAACTATTAAGGGTGGAAGTAAAAGAGTCTGTTAGGTCATCAGTATGCGCCCTTAGCGCTGAAAATTCTAATTCCCAAGCATTGTCATATTGAAGTCCTGCTCGTTTGTGTAATGGCGTACCACCAAACCTCCCCTTTATTCCTTTAGTCACTGCTGAAAAGGAGGTCGTTTTAAACGGCGCAATAAAATCAGCTAAACTTACAGTAATACCTGTCAACGGAAGGTACATCATATTAGATATTGCCACTAAGGATTGTACAACTTTAGGTAAGGCTCTATCTGGAGCAGAAGTTCCGTACTGCCCAAAAAAAGCATTAACACTTCCTCGCATATATCCTTTATACCTGCCGCGTAAAGCATCACTGTTTCTTCCTAACTTCTCAAAAGCTCTATCTACAATCTTAAAAGATTCACTAATAAATTCCCCGTTGGGTCCAAAAAGCTCAGCAAACTCTCTAATTTTTATAGTTTTTTCACCATAGATGCTAAAGGTTTTACCGACATCTAACTCAAGAAAGCCATGCTTCGCTAATTCTTTTCTCACATTAAAATCTGTTACATGTCGTTTCTTTTCAAAATGGTCTAAGAGTGGACGAATCTTATATTCCTCATCTACTAGACTTTCCTCCTTAAAAGTACCTTTGCGTCCTTTGTTTCTTGTAGTTATTCTTAGGAATAAGTTGTGCGCCAAATCATCCGCACCCTCTTTGCCCTCGTATCCCCCCGCAAGAATTCTTTTAAAAAGCTCGGTGTCCTCCCTAATTCTATCGAAATTGTATATTTGGGGCATACCATAGTCTTCTATTCTCT